ACCGCAGTGACTCCGCCTCCATCCTTGTAGCGTAGTCTGGACGAGAGCAGCCTCGCCTCTCCAGGCAAGTTCTGTCCCATATCAGGATCGAATTTGGCCAGCTCAGCCTTATATCGATGACCCATTTCCTTGAGCTCAAACTCCTCAGTGTTCCAATATGAGGGCTTTCCGTAGACGTCCCAGGGAGTCTCGAAAAGTTGAGGCAGTGAAGCTGCTTCTTGCATACCAGGACCATACGGGACGGTCACAGCATTTGGTACCGACAACAGGGCACCAGCAACAAAGCGCTGCTCAAGGGTCACACAGACCTTCCAGTTCGATCCAGAAGGGTGACCACAGATCTCTCCATTAGCGCGACGACAACGAGCCTTGCCATGACGACAAGGGAGCCTATTGCCGAGACCGCCTAGAGACTGATGGATGAAAAGATTGCGACCTGCAGCAATCCGATCGCTTTCCACGTGATAACGAACCAGGAAACGTTGCAAAACCGTCCACTCCATCGAGCTGTTGTGACAGCCGTCGAGAATTTGGGTGATCACACACGTAGGATCAAATGGTTCGTCGAGCTTCTTCTGACCGTGTTCAAGGCCAGACGCGCGAACAGGCACCTTGAAAGGTGTGCCTTCAAGCACGTTACAGATGTACGATTGGCTGTTGATGTTAGCATAGTTTTCGTGAGTGTAGGATTTTCCCTTTGATTCTTTGAAACCAAGATACTTCTCACAGAACTCCCAAAACTCTGCTTCTAGCGCATCAGTACTGATCGCCAAACGGTCATCGCCGTTAATCCGTACGCCCTTCAGAAGATCATCCAAGGGGCGAACGTCGCCGCATCTGCGGAGATTGCTCACGTGGGCAGCAAGTACCTCAAAACACAAGATAGGGAAAGATGTCCTCTCTCCCATCAGTGTCCCAAGAGTCTGATGCACTGGTTCTATTTCTCCCGTACCCTCCAAAAGCTCGCCCTGAGGGCTATACAAATGATAGGCCGGGTAAGTGACCAAGTGCTCCCCATTACTAGCCTGAATGATGGCCTGAATGTGCGGCGGGAGGAACATTATGAGCACATCCATGATACAATCACGAAAATACCCGTTTGTCCCATCAGAAGCACCAGAGAAGTCCGAGGAGGCCCATTTGAACCAACTGAACTCACCAAACGCGGAATCAGGGTCACCCCGCCCGCAATTTGCTCTGATGTCAATCAAGTCGAAGGTCGATGGACTCCTGCCGACTAAACCAAAACACGAAACTGTCTTGTTGAATTCAAAGATAGATTTTTGGAAAAAGCCGCTCATATACTGAAGAGCAGCCTCACCTTTCGTGATGATACGTACTTTGAAAGGTTCGAGTACGCAGGCAACTTTTGCGAGTGCCAAATCGCGATCACAGGCTTTGAGTGCGTCAATGAAGA